TGAAATTTCATTTAAAGCATTAATATTAGAAGCAATTAAATTTGATGTTGATATTTGATTTAAAGAAGTTATATTAGAAGCAAATAAATTTGATGTTGAAATTTGATTTAAAGAAGTTATATTAGAAGTACTTAAATTTAATGTTGTAATTTCATATAAAGTCGTTATATTAGAAGTACTTATATTTGATGTTAATATATTATTTAATGCATTATATGATATATATAATGGTTTTATAAATTTTCTACCAAAAAATTCAATTTTAAATAATTCAAGTGCTATATTTTCACCATTAAATCCTAAAATATTAAATTTATTATAAGCAATAATTTTTCTAAAAACAAAACCTATATAGCGATATGAAATAATATTATCAACACGTTGTTCATAATATCCATATCCATTATTTGTATCAATATATGAATTAGTTTGTAAAGGATTTATATCATTTGATGCTGCATTTATTATAGTCCATATATTTGCATCATTTGAACCATAACATTTCCATAATGAGGGTGCATTAGGTATTTTATAATTTTCATTAATATTAATTGCATAAAATCTAAATTTAGTTAATATAAAATCAAAATGATATTTAATTATAATAAAATCACCATAATATCTATCAATTTCTGCAACACCATAAGTTATTATTTTATTTTTATTTAAATTAGTTTTATTTTGAGGTGTTAGATTATAATAAATATTATAATTTGCATTACCCCAAGATATACTATTTAATGAAGTATAAGTATTATTATATGAAAATATTGAATATTTATTAAAAATATATAATTCATTAAGTATTAAACCACTTGAATAGTATATATCATATTTATATACATCAATAGAATTATCTTTATTTGTAATATTTTCATAAAAATATTCATATAAACCATATATATTATTATTTTCATATAAACTTAACTCTTTAGAATTTAAAATTATATTTTTATTAACATCATAAATAGTATTATATGGATATCTTTTTTCACTGGTAAATAGATTAGAAGTTGTAGATAATAAAGATATTATTAAATCTTCGATATAACCAATATTTGTATTAATGCTTGTTTCAACAAAATTTTTTGTTGAATATTTTATATTAGCATTTTCTATTGTTAAATATGATTGTAATGAAGTATTTATAATATCATTAATAGAATTATTATTTAAAATTTTTACACCATTTTCATAAATATTAATAGCATTTAAATCACCTACAACATTTAATTTATATAAATCATTTGTATTTAAAGTTTCATCACCAATTGAAATATTTCCTGATTTTTTAATAATAATTATATTATCAGGAGTGTTACTACTTATTAATATTTGTTTGTTCCAATTTGTTGTAATAGTATTATATGAACCTAAACAAAATACATTATTAATATCATAACCAATCTTAAAATTGTTATTATTTTTTGTAATAATAAGAGATGTATTATCTGTAGATTTTATATTACAAATTTGTAGTTCTGAAATAGGAGTAGATGTATTTATTCCTATTTTATCTGAAATATAAATAGTATTAGTATTAAATGATGGAGAATTAATTATAGAAAAACATTTAATTGAATTTGTAACATCTAAATCAGTAGTTGTAATTTTATTATTATTTATAATATATGATGTATTAATATTTTTACAATTAATATTATCAGAAACATTTATATTTTTTGTACTAATATTTAAAGTATTTATATTACTACTTATAATATTTGATGAAAGAATATAATTTGTTGATATATTATTTATATTATTAATAAAAGATGAATTAATAATATTTGCTGATATTTCATTTATTATATTAATATTATTAGTTTTAATATTCTTTGATATAATATTATTTGCATTAATATTTGATAGAACAGTTAAATTATTAGTATTTATATTAGATGATACTGTTAAATTACTAGTAATATTAATTAATTGAGATCTTATAGTATTTATTATAGCATTAGTACCATTAATTGAATTAGCAGTTATTGTTCTAAAAACATTTAAATTATTTGAACAAATAATATTACTCGCATTAATATTAGATGCAATAATATTATTTGATGATAATATTATAGATGCATAAATTTGTTGAGTTCTAATTAAATTATTATTATATATATTATTTGCTATTAATAATGTTGTATTAATATTACTTCCGTTTATATTAGAACTATTTAAATTTGATATATTAATATTATTTGCATTAATATTTTTTGCATAAAAATCTGATAAAAATTTAACATTACCTTTTATTAATAAATTATAATTATCATCAGGATCTGTTCCAATACCAATTGTATTTGTTTTATTATTGATAATAATATTATTATCAATTGAAAAATTATTATTATAATCAATATTTAAATTAAAATTAACTTGATTATTATTAAAAATTACATTTCCATTTTTAATAATTAAATTAGAATTAATATTTAATGAATTTTTAATATTAATATTACCTATTTCATTAATATTTAATGAATCTTCTGGTGCTAAATTATTTATATAAAATTGTTTTTTCCATTTTGTTGTTCCATCATTAAATATACTAAAATCACCAAATGAAAAATTATAATTATCATCATAACCAAATTTAAAATTTTTATTAATATTAAAAATATTTTCTATTTTTGATATAATTAATGTTCCATTATTATTATAATTATTAATATCATAAATATTATATTCAGTTGTTCCAATATGTAAAGTAGCTAATGGGTTTGATGTTCCTATACCTATTTTTGATTTAAACGAAGAATAAATAATATTAGAATTACTTGTCCAACCAAAATATGATAAATCAGTATTTACAGTATTATTATCATAATTATAAATAAGTGGTAGATTAAATATTAATTTATTTGAAGTTATATTTTTATAATCTAAATCTGTTATATTTGATCCACAACCATATAACATTGTATTATCTGTTAAATAACTATTATCTCGAACAAATTGTTGTGTTGCAATATTATTATCTAATACTAACCAATCAATAATATTTTTATCTTGAATAACAATATTACTATGTAAACTTGTTTTACCATTAACTGCAATATTTGAAATATTAACAGTACTAAAATTATCAATAATTAATGAATTAGAATTAGCTTGTTTATGAATTTTTATTTGTTCAATGTTATTATTACCTAAAATAAAATTATTATTATTATAATAAAAATTAAATGTATTTAAATTATTATCAATTATTAATTTAGCATTTACATTATTAATATGCAATGTTGATAATGGATTTAATGTTCCTATTCCTATATTTTCAGATAATGTATAAAGTGAATTAGTTATATTATTACTTGACCATCCACCTTCTGAAAAATTAACAGATATATTATTATTATTTATATTTATTCCTAAATTTGGAATTAAAATATTTTGAAATTTATTATCAATATCTGTTTTGTAATAAAATAAATTTGAATTAAAATAAACATTACTAATAGAATTATTATCTAATAAATTTATTATTTTTTTTTGAATAATAAATTCAGGACCATTAAATATTAATCTATTATTTGTAACATTATCATAATCAATATTAGTAATTAAAGAACCAATACCTCTTATAGTTGTATATTTGTTAAATTCATTAACGCCACCACCGCTCAATTTTTGATGAGAAGCATATTGAAGAAGGCTCATTATAAATAATATCTATTAAACATTAAAAATATAAATATTTATATAAAAAAAATGATTTATTAAAAAATTAAATTTTTTAATAAATGAATAATAAAGAATATGAAAAAGTATTAAATCAATATATTGATATTTTAATTTATGATATTCATATTAAAACATATGAATTAAAAAAAAATAAATCAAATCCAGAACATTCTGATATTTTATTTAAACATTATTATAAAGAAAAAATTATTGAATTTAAAAATAATATTAATGTTGCAAAAAAAATATATTATAAATAAAATTATGATGTTGAACCAAATCCACCATCATTTCTAATTGTAGATGAAAGATTATCATCAGTAATTTCACATAAATCTGCAAAAACTTGTTTTCGAACAATTAATTGACAACATTTAAATGGAAGTACAATTTCTGGAGCATCATCTATAATTTTTGTTAATGCTATCATTAAATTACCTCTATAATTATTATCAATAATACCAATATTATTTGCTAAAATATATCCAAATTTACTGATTGAACTTCTTGGAACAATTTCAGTATAATAACCTTCATCAATTTCAATTTTAATACCAGTATCATATAAAGTTGTTTTTGAATTAAAATCTTTAATTTTTTTAATAATAGTTAAATCATATCCAGCATCATCTTCAAATGGTTTTGAAGGAATAACAGCATCATTATCTGTTTTATAAACTTTAAGTTTTGGTTTATAATTAACATTATTTAACATTTTATTTTTAATAAAATTATTTAATAAAGAAATATTACATTTTGAATAATAAATACGTTTTATAAATTTATTTTTATTATATTTATTAATAAAATCAACAACATTTTCATTTTTATCATTTTTAATAATTTCAAATTTAATATCATGTAAAATAAAGTCTTTAATATCATCAAATATATCAATAATTTCATCTGAAATAATAATTACATCATTATTAATTTCATATAAACCTCTAATAAATCCTTTTTTACATTCATCACTAAAATTATTAAAATTTAGAATTGCTTCTTTAATTGATTTTAAAATATTATTATTATTAATATAAATAATATTAGTATCAATATTACAGCAAACATTTGCTAGAATCGCTCTAATATCTCTTTTATTATTATAAGATGTAATTATATTATTATTTTTATGGACTAAACCAAGCGCATAAGCTTTTTCATCTGTATCAATAATATTAAAATAGCTTGTATTTATATCTGTCATTATTAATAATAATAATAAAATTATTTTTATATAATTTTTTAGTTAATCTAATGGACTATCAGTAATCATCATACCACAATATTTAATTGGTGATTTTTTATAATCATATTTAATATAAACACCAATATTTATTGCTTCTATTAATAATTCTTTAAAAAATTCCCAAAATGCGTCATCGTGTCCAACAGTTTCATTTCCAATATGACTTAATTCATGAATACATACAAAAGTAAGAATATTTATATCAACTAATTTGCCATCAGTTCTAAGACATAATATAATTTCTTCTCCTTTATTAACTGTATAACTTGTATAACTTGGATTATCAATACCTTCTTTTAAAACATCTGGATTGAAATTCTTTTTTAAGCGCATAACCTTTGGATTAGATGGAAATGTTTTAAACATATGATTAACTAATAAAATCAATTTCTCACGTACTTGTGCAATTAAATCAGCTGCTTCTGCTGCGTCATTTTTAATCTGAACATCATAATTACGATTATCAATTTTAGAAACAATAGTTTCAATATTACTATAATAATGATATTGATAAATCAAATAAATGAATATAATTATTAAAATTAAAATAGTAACGCTTATATTATTAAATTCCATTCTATAAATAACCTAATAAAAAATGAAATTATTAATATAAAAATAAACTCATAAATAATAATTAAATGAATACTTTTGATGAATTGAAATCAACAGATACAGAAATAATTTATCAAATTACTGATTGGTTTATTCCTGAAAATGATAAAATTCAATATGATTTTTCATCATCTGAAAAAGCACGTGAATATACAATAAATATTTATGGTAAAAATAAAGAAGGTGTTAGTATATGTACTAATGTTGTTGGATTTAGACCATTCTTTTATTTAAAACCACCTGAAAATTGGGAAGATTTAAGTGATGAAGCATTTAAATTAAAAGTTCAGCAATTACAAATAAATTTATTAGATAATTATTATGAATATAAATTTAAAGGTAAAGCTACAAGAAAGAAAATTATTTCAAAATTTTATGAAGATCATTTATGTAAAGTTGAAATTGAACGTAAAAAAGATTTCTGGGGATTTACAAATAATAAAGAATTTAGATTTATTAAAATTGTTGTTAAATCATTAGGATTATTTAATTCTCTCAAATATTATTTTCAAGATTTAAAAGATGGTTTTATTTTATATGAAAGTAATATTGAACCATTTTTAAAATTTATTCATATTCAAAAAATAAAACCTTGTGGTTGGATTAATGTTAGAAATTATACATTAGAAAATGCACCTGATACTAGATGTGATTATAATATTAGTGCTAATTGGGATGATATAATTCCAATTGATAATAATACAATTGCACCATTTGTTATTGCTTCATTTGATATTGAATGTTCTAGTTCTCATGGTGATTTTCCACTTGCTATTAAAAATTATAAGAAATTAGCACAAGATTTATGTATGATTTCAAAAGCTAATTTAGATGATAAAAATTTAATTTCAAATATAATCAAAGCTTTTTCAGAAGATGTTATTATTAATAGTAGTTATACAATAAATAGATTATATTCAAAAACAAAATTAACATCTGAACATAAAAATAAATTAAATGAACATGAAGAAGATATACGATTTATATTAAATAAAGTTAAATCAATAGTTATTATGAATGACGATGATGATAATGATAATGATAATGAAGATGACGAAGATGAACCAGATAAGAAAAATAATATATCAGTTAAAGAAGCAAATGAAATTGAAGAAGCTTTAAATAAAAAATTATCAGATATTTTACCAGAATTAGAGGGTGATAAGATTATTCAAATTGGCACAACTGTTCATATTTATGGTAGTGATGATATTATTTATAAAAGTATTATTTCATTGGATACTTGTGATGATATTGAAAATTCAAAGGTTATTTCATGTAAAACAGAGAAAGATTTAATATTAAAATGGAAAACTGAAATAATGAATATTAATCCAGATATAATTATTGGATATAATATTTGGGGTTTTGATATGGAATATATTTGGAATAGAGCAAAAGAGGAAAATATTATTAAAAGATTTGCTCTTGGTTTAGGTAAAACTTTAACAAGAGAGGTTACATTAATAGAACAAAAATTATCATCATCTGCTTTAGGGGATAATACATTAAAATTATTTGATATGGATGGTATTGTTACAATTGATTTATTCAAAGTTATGCAAAGAGATCATAAATTAGATAGTTATAAATTAGATAATGTAGCATCAATTTTCATTGGTTCTAAGAAAGATGATTTAAAACCAAAAGAAATATTTGAAAAATTTAAGGGTAATTCGAGTGATAGATGTATTATTGCTAAATATTGTATTCAAGATTGTTTATTAGTTAATAAATTATTACATAAATTGAAAATTATTGAAAATAATAGTGGTATGGGTAATGTTTGTTTAGTGCCATTAAATTATTTATTTAAACGCGGTCAAGGTATTAAGATTTATTCTTTAATTACTAATGAATGTATGAAACGCAATTTCGTTATTCCAGTTAAAAAATATATTATTAATGATATTGATATTGATGGTTATGAAGGGGCAATTGTTCTTGAACCAAAAGAAGGTATTTATTTAGATGAACCGATTGTTGTATTTGATTATGGTTCTTTATATCCATCATCAATGATATCTAGAAATTTATCACATGATACTTATGTATTAAATGATAAATATTTAAGTATTGATGATCCTAATGTAGAATTTATTAAAGTTAATTATGATTTATATGAAGGTTTAGGAGATAAGAAACATAAAGTAGGAGTAAAAGAATGTATATTTGCTAAATATAAAGATGGAAAAAAAGGAATTATACCAGATATCTTATCATTACTATTAGAAGAGCGAAAAAATACAAAAAATAAAATAGAACATTCGACAGTTATTAAAAAAGATGGCAGTGAAATTATTGGAATTATTCATGAAAATAATGAGAATGAAATCAATATTACAACACCTGATAAAATTAAATATAAAATTAAAAAAATAGATATTGAAAATATTAAAGATACTTATAATAAATTTGAAAAAGATGTATTTGATGCATTACAAGCTGCTTATAAGGTTACTGCAAATTCTTTATATGGTCAAATTGGTGCAAGAACGTCTCCTATTTATTTAAAAGAAATTGCTGCGTGCACAACTGCAACAGGGAGAGAAATGATAATGTTAGCAAAAGAATATGTTGAAACAAATTATAATGCTGATGTTATTTATGGTGATAGTGTAATGCCATATACGCCAATAACTTATAAAATTAATAATAATATATATATTAATACATTTGAAAATATTGAAGGTAATTGGATTGATTATAGAGAATTTAAATTAAATGATAAAGATAGATTTTATAAAGAACAATATTTACCTAATGAAATATATGTATGGACTGATATGGGATGGGCTAAAATAAAACGTTTAATTAGACATAAAACCATTAAAAAGATTTATAGAATTATAACAAAACAAGGTATTGTTGATGTTACGGAGGATCATTCATTATTAGATAATAATAGAGAAATTATTAAACCATCTAAATGTAAAATTGGACAAGAATTATTACATTCAATACCAGATATTAAAAATTTAAATATTGATGAAATTGATATTAATTATAATTTTGATGATAATAATTATATTGAGACAAATGATCAATTAGAAGCTCAGAAATATATTATTCTTCTTCAATCATTAAATTATTATATTTCAATTGATTATTATAATAATATTTATAAAATTAATTATACAAAAATAAATGATTATAATTATATTACTGATATTAAAAAAATAGAAGTTTTACATGATAATTATTATGGATATGTTTATGATATTGAAACAGAATTTGGAGTATTTCACGGCGGTATTGGTAATTTAATTTTAAAAAATACCGATTCAATTTTCTGTAAGTTTCCATTAAAAGATACTGAAGGAGAATTAATATTTGGTAAAAATTCTTTACCAGTTGCAATTAAGATTGGTAAAGATGTTGAAAAGAATATTGCAAGTATTATGCCATATCCACAAAAATTAAATTATGAGAAATGTTTGTATCCATTTATATTATTCAGTAAAAAACGATATGTTGGTAATTTATATGAAACAGATATAAATAAATTTAAACAAAAATCAATGGGTATTGTATTAAAACGTCGCGATAATGCAAATATTGTTAAAAAAATATATGGAGGTATTATTGATATTATTTTAAATAGTCAAGATTTAGATAAATCTATTAAATTTTTGCGAGAAGAATTAACAGATTTAGTTAATGGTAAGGCAGATATTAAAGATTTGATATTATCTAAAACATTAAAATCATCTTATAAAGATCCAACTAAAATTGCGCATAAAGTTTTAGCAGATAGGATAGGTATTAGAGATGCTGGAAATAAACCAGCGTGTAATGATAGAATTGCATATATATATATTAAAAATCCAGGTGCAAAACTTCAAGGAGATAAAATAGAAACACCTGAATTTATTACAGATAATAAATTGGAACCTGATTATTTACATTATATTACAAATCAAATTATGAAACCTATATTACAATTATATGCATTATGTTTAACAGATTTAGATGATTATAAAGAAAGTCACGATTATTGGGATAATATTGATGCTCAATTAAAATTAAAACCTTTATATCAAGATTCTATAAAAAGAAAAAGACGTTTAGATAATTTAAAATTAGTTAAAGTTCAAGAATTATTATTTGATGAATATATTAATAAACTTAAAGAACCAAAAGAACCTAAAAAAGTTAAGAAAGAAGTAGTTAAAAAAGAGGTAGATAAAAAAGAAGTAGATAAGAAAGAAGTAGTTAAAAAAGAAGTAGATATTCGAATTATGACAGGAGAAATTAAAATTGTAAATAGTAAAGTGAAAGAAGCAATAATATATTCAATAAAAATAATGTCAGGAAGTTCAATAATTTATAAAGAAGAAAATAAAGATGGAATAAAGACAATAACAAAAGAAAAAATATTGGATGATTTATTAATAAAACTTTATAAGAAATTTAAGAAAGATAATCCAGAATTTAAATTAGATATTAAAATTAATTATAAAGATTATATTAAAAAGTTTAATTTATTATTAAATAAATATATTAATTATGTTTCAAAAGCAAAGGATTATAATCCATTATTAAATGATATAGGATTATTTAAGATACAAAAAGAATTATCAGATAATAGTGATATATTAGAAATTAAAGATAATATTAATCTAATATTAGAATAAAAAGAAAATAAAAATATGGGAGCATCTGAAACAAAAATATTATATCAAAAAGATATTGCAGATTTATTTCCTGCTGGTGAAATTAATTTAGATAATGCTTGTGATATTGTTAAATGTACACCAACACCAAAAAATACAATTGAAGATTTTAGTAATAAAACAAATAATAATTATTTATTTTTATTTATTTTATTATTTTTATTTCTTCTAATTTTTCTATTTTATAATACTTAATAAAAAGATATAAGGATAATTTATTAATAATAAAATATGGGAGTGTAGTTCAACGGTTAGAGCACTGCTCTTATGAAGCAGAGACCAGGGTTCAACTCCCTGCACTCCTATTTTTTTATTTTTATGTTAAGTATAACATTGAAGGTTATAATTATCTAAATATTTTTTATAAACATCTACAGTTGAATAAGTATTATTACCAGGTCTATTTTGAATACCTGGAATATGATTTTTGGCATAAAAGAATTTAGCATATTCTAATGCATCTGGTTCAACTCTACCAATATCATAATTCATCGGTTTATATGGTAATTCGTTCATTTTTCTATATTTTATATAAAGAAATAAAATATAAAGGATAAATAAAATGGAAAGAGAAAAGAAAGATTTTGAAAAAGATGGTTTAGAAAATGAAGCTATTATTAAAATAATTCAAGAAATTAGAGAAAAAATAGATAAAAATGTAAATATTGATATTAGTGATAAATTAAAAACAGAATATTCTTTTTTTGCAGAAAGATATCCTGTTTTATTTGATATTTCTATTAGAACCAATGAACCATTTAATTGGGAATATCTTAATTATTTCTTATTAATGAGAACAAAAATAATTAATGATGAATTAACATCGGATAAAGCATCTATAATTATTGGTCAAGAATGGTTTAATAAACATACTAATATTAATGAACCACCTAAAAAATTTACAAGAAAAAATAAAGAAGATAATTCAAATAAGAAAAGAAAAGTTTAATAATCATCCATTATATCATAATCATTTTCATAATCATTTTCATATTCATCAGAATTATAATATTCATAATCTTCATAATCTTCATAATAATCATTTTCTAGTATAATTTCTTTTTCTCTTTGTTTTTCTTCTACTTCTTTTAAAAGTTTCAATTCATATATTTTATCTAATTCATCATAATCAATTTCAGGTTTTTGTTTTGGATTAATAAACATATATTTATAATGATCTTCAACATCTTCATCGCGTTGTTCTGGATTTTCTTCTTCTTCTCTAAAAGTTTTTATTTTATTTTCTTTTGATAATAAATAATCATCTTTATAATAACGAATATAATATTCAATTAATTTATATTTTTTTAGTTTTTCTTGATTAGTATAATAATTAATCAATAAATTCATTCTATGATTTAAAATATTATTTTTTAAATCTTTGCGCGTCATTATAAAAGTAGAATAACAATTTAAATAATCGGATAGATTGTTATTGTAAAGAAAATATGCAAAATTGTTAATCATTATTAATAATTATTATAATAATTAATATCATTTTTTATTTTTTATATATTCATATATTTATAGATTAATATTATGAGTAGCAAAAAACCAATAAATGTATTAGAAAGATATACAAGATTTAATATTATTAATAATATTATTAATGAAAAAATTAAAAAAGATAAAAATAAATGTTTATATTTCTTAAAATTAGGTGTATATACACTAAATGATGTTATATTATTATATAAAAAAATAGGTTCTGATTCAGCTTATGGCACTATTTTTTTATCTGAAATTAAAGATAATAATAATAAATATAAATTTGCAACTAAAGTTCAATTATTAACAAATGATACTTATAAAGAATTAAATTTTTTAGAATTAATAACAAAAATATCAATAGATAATAAAAATATTCATCTACCATTAATGTATAATAATTTAGAATGTAATTATTTTAATAAAAATGATGAATTATTACCATTAAATTTAAGAGATAAAGATGAAAAATATAAAAATATATATTCATATTATTCAACATTTGTTGAATTAGCAAATGGTGATTTAGGAACTTTTATATTAAAAAATTATAAAAAAATAACATTTAAAGAGTTAAATAATATATTGTCTCAATGTTTCATTTCTATATTATCATGTCATAGAATTAAATTTAATCATAATGATGCACATATATATAACTTTTTATATCATATTATTAAAAAAGATACAAAATCTTGTTTTAAATATGTATATAATGATCTAATTTTTTATATTGAAAATTTAGGATTAAATTGGGTTATTTGGGATTTTGGATATAGTGAAAAAATAAATTTATTTGATGATTATTTAAAAGATTATATTGATTTTATTGGTAGTTTAATTCAATTAACTATTGATCATAGATTAAAATTATTTACTGATTATTTATATACTATATTTGATGAAATTCAAAATTTTCATAAAGATTATGATTTAATAAAATATTTATTAAATATCTTATTTTTTGATAAACCAATAGGAAATATAATTACTACTATAATTTTATAGTGAATTTATTTTAAGTATTATATTATTAATAATTTCTTGAATTTTATCAATATCAACATCTTTATTATGTTTATAATTAATTAAACAATTATTATTTTTAATAATTAAAGTAATTCTATTATTAATTTTATATTCAATTGTATTAATTACATATTTTTGGTCAATATCATTTGTACAAGGAAATGTATGTGTCGGTAATTTTATTTCATTAAATAATAAAACATAATAACTTGTTTTACTATTATTAATAATTGATGTATTCTCTAATCGTCTTGTATAAACATATTGACTATCATTTGATAAATCATAAACATAATTACTATTATTACGACAATAATAAGCAATATCACATTGTTTTGTTTTTTTAAAATTATTTTTAATTTTTTTTAAAAATTCATCATTTATATAAATATTAATTTTATTTTCATTTGATGTTATTGATTTTTGTATTAAATAAAATTCAATAATATTTGTATTATCTGTAATCAATTCTTTAATACTAACCATTTTTAATTATTTTATATATAATTTTATATTCATTTTTTATTTTTATACATAAATAAAAAATTGAATTATTATAATTAGAAAGTTATTAAAATGATTGATTATAAAAAATTATCTGTAAAAGAAATTATTGATTTATTAATTAAATCAGATATTCAATATTATAATTTAGGAGAACCTATTTTTAATGATGACGAATATGATGAAATTAAAGAATATTTGCAAAATATCGATAAAAAGAATGATTATTTTAAAAGAGTTGGTGCTGATGTAGCAATTGATAATAAAGTTAAATTACCATTCTATTTAGGTTCACAAGATAAAATTAAAGATGATGATAAAATTTTACAAAAATGGCTAAAAAAATATAATTTACCATCTTCTTATGTTATTAGTGAAAAATTAGATGGTATTTCTTGTTTAATTATTATCAATAATAATAAAATTAGAATTTATACTCGAGGTAATGGTATTTATGGTCAAGATATAACACAATTAAAAGATATTATTAAAGGTATCCCTGTTTTTAATGATAAACAAAAAATAGCAATTAGAGGTGAATTAATTATTAATAAGACTAATTGGATTAAAATTGCGGATAAAGGTGCTAATGCTCGAAATGTAGTTGCTGGAACTATTAATTCAAAAGTTATTGATAAAAATATTGCAAAATACATTGAATTTATTGCATATGATGTTTTAAATCCAAGAACAAATATTAAAAAAGCATTAGATTATGCTGAAACTTTAAAATTTAATGTTGTTAAACATATAATTAAATCAGAATTATCAATATCAAGTTTATATGAATTATTTAAAAATTGGAAAGAAACTAGTAATTATGAAATTGATGGTTTAGTTGTTACTCATAATGATATTTATAAAATTAAATCAGGTGAAAATCCAAAATATTCATTTGCTTTTAAATCCCTAAAAATGCAACAAGAAATTGATGTAATAGTCTCTGATATTGAATGGAATATTAGTAAAGATAAATATATAAAACCAATTGTTAAGTTTAATGAAATTAAATTAAATGGTGTTAAAATTAAACAAGCAACTGGATTTAATGCAGATTATATTGTTAAAAATATTATTGGAGTAGGTTCTAAAATTACTATTATTCGTTCTGGTGATGTTATACCTTATATTAAAAATGTTATAACTCCTTCAACTAATGGAAAACCATTAATGCCTTTATTACCCTATAAATGGAAAGGTAAAGATATAATATTAGAAAATAGTGGTAAAAATAGAGAACAGGATATAAAAATTTATAGTTATTTTATGAAAACTTTAAATATTAAAGGTATCGGAGAAGGTATAATTACAAAATTATATGATAATTCTTATGATACTTTAAATAAAATTATTAATATTTCTAAAAAAGAGCTTTTAAATATTGAAGGTTTCAAAGAAAAAAGTGCTAATAATTTAATTGAATCATTACAATCTATAAAAACTAAAAAATGTTTAGAAATTATGCATGCATCTAATCTTTTAGGTCGTGGATTAGGTGAGAAAAAATTAAATTTAGTATTTGAAGTATATCCTTTTATTTGCTCCGATCAAGTAAAAACACTTAAATTAACTGTTGATGATTTAAAGAAAATTAATGGATTAGGCGAATTATCAGCAACATTAATTATATCTAATTTAAAAACTTTTCTAGACTTTTATAATTCTTTAAATATTGATAATAAAAATAATGATAAAAAAGATGAAAAAGATGAAAAAGATGATAAATATAAAGATAATATTTATGTATTTACTGGAGTTAGAGATAAAAACTTAGAAAAAATTATTATTTTTAGTGGTGGTAAAATTTCAAATATTGTTAATAAAAAAACAACATTATTAATTGTTAAAGATTATGATGATAATACAGTTAAAGTTAAAACAGCTAGAAGTTTAAATATTCCAATTATAACTTATGATGATTTTATTAAATAATAATAAAATTAGAATAATAAATGAGTTGTTCAGATCCTACAAAAAATATTGATGCAAAACAAGCAACATATAATAGTTTATTAAATTTATATAAATATACAAATAATAATAAATTTGAACCTATTAACATTAATAAACCTTTTCCAGAAACTCCTGATATTAGTATATATGAAAATATTAATACAGATTTAGATAATCTAGATAATAATAAGAAAGATTTATTTATAAAAGATAATATAACAAGTAATATATATCAAAATTGCACAATTCAAACAAATAATCCTTGGTTTACTATAAGCAGTGATTATAAGAAATGTGAGATTATAAATGATATAACATTAGATGATAAATTAAAATATAGCGCAGATAAAACATTAATAAATCTTGATTTAAAAAGCAAAAATAAATCAAAAACAGCATTTTGTCCTTATTATAGTAATGTTAATAAAGCATATTGTGAAAATAGATGGTATGATTGGATTATTACACCTAATTATTATTTAGGTAATACATTTTTTAAAGATAATTCAAAATTTGGTGAAAATGATGTTTATAAATGTTTTAAACCGTGTGATGGTGATACAATGCCTTATAGAACAACTAAAGGTGAAAATAAATGTATTCTAAAAAAATATTTTGGTAATGGCATATTTGCAAATAAACTAATGTTTTCTCCAATAGGATTAATCAATTTAATAGGTAATGTTGCAATAATGGAATATATAAAAAACCCTGCTAATATAAATAAAAATTTATTATATAAATTATATACATCAATTATCGAATATAATGTTATTAATAAAATGGATGATAATATCTATAAAACAAATGATGTTTATAATAAAATACAAGACATTAAAAACCTTGAATTAGATTTTAAGAAAATTTATGAAGAATTTAAAAAATCAATCAATGATTATATATTAAAAGGTAATGATTTTAATAAAAATAATAATCAAGAATATAAATATATTAATGATTTAACATATAAAAATAAAAATTTTAATGAAGATGAACCAGAAATGTATACATTAAAAGGATTAGATGCTTGTGAAGCACTTATCCCACCTATTTTACATCATACATGGATTTTAGCAAATATTTTTAAACCATTATCAGAAGATTATATTAAAAATAATATTACTTTTAATACTAATAAATTATATGATAGATTAAAAGAAGTATTTGATAATGATGAATATAAAGCTGAAAGATTAACAAATATTTTTTTTAAAGCTGTTAATGTTTGCTATAATAACAAATCAAATTTTAGCATTAATATTATTGATAAAACAAAAAAAACTTTAGATAAAAATAATTATAACTATAGTTCAATATTAGAATCATATGGATTAAACATCGATGATATTTATAAAAAAGATAATCCAATTTTTAATAATGAATATAAATATTATTTAGATTATGAACTAGCTACTATTAAAAATCAATTTATAATAGATGCTGGCTCCAATGCAACAAAAAGCACTGAATTAAATACATTAGGTGATTTAAATGGATATTTTTATTCACAAGAAAAATTAGAAGCTCCTACATGTAGTAACGGTGAAGCTTTTAATAGTAAAATTGGAGAATGTGAAAAAATAGTTGAAGAACCAATTAAAGATAAAAATGCACCAATTGAAGATGAAATAGATGCATTTAATATACCTGAAATTAAAAAAATTCTATATATGTTTTTACAAATAATATTAGTAATAGTTATATTATATATAATATATATATTTTATGATATATTTGGTGAAACAATATTTACAGTTTATAATTTTATATATATGAAAACATATGAGATGTATATAAATATTAGTGTTTATATTATAAGTAGTTTTACTCAAGATAATGAAGATTATATAAAAGCAAAAGCAGAAGCTGATTATGACTTAGTAACTAAACAATATGAAAATTTAAAACAAAATACACTTAAAATATCATCATATATGAACGAACATAATATTAATAAAAATCCGGATTTTTAATTATACATGATGAAAATGTTTTGCGATGTAAATCGTGAATACCATGAGTTAAAATAGCATTTCTATGTTTTAATGTTGCATAACCCATATTTTTAAGTAAATCGTATTTATTTAAATCTGGATTATCATTAACAATTTTAATAATTTCATTATCATGATAATCTTTGGCTATAATAGATGCAGCAGCAATATTTATATATTTAGTATCTCCCTTAGTTATACAAGTATAATCAATGATTTCATCATCATCTGGTGAAATAATAGGTTTAAAATAATTACCATCAACAATAATAGATGTAAATTTATTTTTTTTATATGCAATAAATAATGCTCTATGCATTGCTTTAATAGCTGCTTGTAGAATATTTATTTCATCAATTTCTTTGGGTGTTGCAATACCAATACCGAATGTTAATGCTTTTTCTTTAATATAATTTGCCAAAATAGTTCTTTTTTTAAATGAAAGTTTTTTTGAATCTTTAATTTGATTAAATAAATCATCATTTAAATTATCAGGCATAATAACAGCAGCTGCAACAACATTACCAAACAATGTACCTCTACCAACCTCATCAACACCAATTGTGGATAAATCACTTTTCAAATAAATATTATTAATTGTTTTAGTCATATTATTAATAATTAAGAATAATAATAATAATTCATTTTTTATTATTTTTAATTTAGTATATATTGCATATCCCCTATCCGTGTTGTGTTATATTAATTAATACTCTTTTTTTAAAATACCGGTTATAAAATAGTATTTCTGAATTATTAATAATTAAAAATAATAATAAAAATTGACTTTAAGAATATAATAAGTTAGAATATATATATATTTTTAAGAGAGATAATGGACGAATTAATGCATAATTTTAATAAAATTTTAGATGAAAAAAGAGAAGAAATAATCGCTATTGCTGCAGCAAAAAAAAAAGATAATAAAAAAATGACAAATGTTGATAAACTTGATATGGATACATCATCAACAATTCATAGAATAAATGCCGCGAAGGAAAAAAAATATAAGGATTCAGCGCAATATAAAAAAAAGACGAATGAATACTGATAAGAGAGTTACCATCTTAAATGAATTAAAAACACGTCCATTAATTAAGCAAAGAACAGAAGAATGGTTTAAATTACGTGAAAATAGATTAACTGCAAGTGATTTATATGATGCAGTCTATCATCCTATTACTTTAATTAAAAAAAAAATAAAAAATGTATCATTTAATTCATATTCAATCCCTGCATTAAAATGGGGATGTATGTTTGAAGAAGTTGCTGCTAATATTTATTCTCATTTAAATTCAATAAAAATTAATGAATTTGGTTTATTGATAAATAATAATATTAATAATTTTGGAGCATCTCCTGATGGTATTACAGATGATGGGATTATGATTGAAATTAAATGTCCTTATTCAAGAGAAATTAAAGATAAAGTAATACCTGACAAATATTATTATCAGATGCAGGGACAAATGGCAGTATGTGAATTAGATATCTGTGATTATATTGAATGTAAATTTAAAGCTTTTAATAATATTGATGAATATATTGATAATATTAAAAATTTAGATGATAATGAAAATGGTCTAAATGATTATAAACATGGTATAATTGCTGAATTGAAAGATCATTCTTATATATATTCAAAACCTAATCAAAATTATAATGATAATATTGATGAGATGGCAAAAATAAATGATGTTAAATATGTATATTGGTATTTAGAAATTATTAATGTGCAACGTGTTTATTTTGATAAAGATAAATGGAATAATAAAACTGCTAAAAAAATAGCTGATTATTGGAAATTATATCAAAGTGAACTTAATAAAAAACCTGTTAATTTATTTATTGAAGATAATGATTAAATAATTTATTATTTAAATCAATTTTATAAACTAATGTATAACCAGAATAATCATTTTCTTTAAATTGAAAATGTGTAGAATTATATATTAATCCATCATAAAATAATATTATTTTTATATTATCATTTATTTTTTTTATAATTACAAAAATATTTTTTAATTTATTAAAATTATATTTAAATTTTGTTTTTTGTATATTAGTTGTTATCAATTCTAATATACGATTTTTTTCATTTACATTATCATTTACATTATCATTTACATTATCATTTACATTATCATTTACATTAATTTCTGATATATATATTGAAGATCTTATTTCATTTAAATAATTATTTAAATCAATAAAATCTTCAATTGTATTTAATTTATTTTTTATTGATGAATATTTTATAAATAATTTATCATCTTTTATTATATTATCGTTATTTATATCATTATAAATAGATAAAGCTGTATATTTATCAATAATTGTAAATATAACAACTATTAATATTATAATTGTTAATAATATCAATATAAAATTCATTTTTATTATATTCTATTCTTTTATTATATTTAAGTTGCTGTAATATATCCAGTTGTTGTTATTTCACTCATTGATGTATTATCACCTCCTGTTGATATTAACTCAATATTAATTTCTTTAATAGTTATTGTATTTGCTAAAATTCCATTAGAGTCTAGAACTTGATATTTTAAAATTTTATTTATATATGATGGATTACCTACTTGTGAAGCTGGTATTGTAAAATTATTAATTATTGGAAAATTAATAAATGTATCTTTTTTAATAGCAAAGTTTGATATAAATTGTAATTTTATTTTTGCAGATGTTACTACATTTGCTATTACAATATCAGAAAATGCTTTATCAATATTGGATTTTATAGTATCTAATGATCTATTTATTTCAGTTATACCTGATACTGTTGAAGTTGCAATATATGTAGCATTTTTTGCTGCAATATATGCATCATTAGCATTATTTACAGCAAGTAAAGCATTTTGAACATTAGTTATAGATATAGCACTTGCTAATATTTGTTTAGCAAGTGCTATTTCATAAGCAGCTGTAGCTCTAGTTTTTATATCAGAAGAAGTCATTCCAGCTATAGCAATATTTAATGCACTAAGCATTAAAGGTATTGAAGATACTACTGTAGTTGCTGATGTTTTAGCTATATTTATTTGAGCTTCAGATCCAGTTGTTGCAGATGGTATATAAGTACATTTGCAGACAATAACATTAGGTGTATAAACATTATTATCAATTAATATTGCAGGATTTACATTTGAACCTAATGATATTTTTTTATTTAATGCATCAAATCTGGCTAATACACCATTATTAGTATCATAAATATTTATACCTGAAACATTACTATTATTTATATTTTTAGTATATATATTAAACATATCACTATCATCAATATTCATCTTTATACAGGTGCGTTTACTGGGATCAGTTTGTTTATTACAAACAGTTAAAAAATTTGTATCTTTATCAGTTAATGCTGTAAAATTTTTATATGAAGTAAATGGTTTAACAACTCCTATTGAGTCATGATCAATTTTAGTTTTTGTAATATCTGTTAATTTATTATTATTACTTGATATATCAAATATATTTAATAAATTTGAATTTAAAGAAATTAAATTATCTGGTATTGTTGTAGTTATAGTTTGTTGATTTTTATTAACTTTTGCTAATTCATTAATAACAGTATCTTGTAATTTATTAAATGCAATAGATGTATTATTAATAGCATCTTCAGATGTTTCTAAATTTTTATTTATATCAACTGTATATGTTGTATATGTATGATATACATATGCTAATAATATGAATATTAAAAATATTAATAGTAAAATAAATATACCCATAAATATTAATAAAAAATCATTCATTTTATTCTATCATTTAATTATAAATTAATTATTTTAATTTCACTTGTATCTATTATTTTAATATCTGGTTCTTCTTCTTTTTTTCCTTCTTCTTCTTCTTTTTCATTTTCTTTTCCACCACCTTGATATTCATCTTCTTCATCTTCTTCATCTTCATTATCTTCTTCATCTTCATTATCTTCTTCATCTTCATTATCTTCTTCATCTTCATTATCTTCTTCATCTTCTTCATCTTCTTCATCTTCTTCGTCTTCCTCCTCTTCTTCTTCTACTTCATCTTCATCTTCATCTTCATCATCTTCTTCTTCATTGTCTTCTTCTTTATTGTCTTCGTCTCCTAAATTATAATAAAGACCACCTTTTTTAGCTTTTATATTTTTTTTAGCTTTTATTTTTTTTGCAACATTTTTGTTAGATTTTATAATTTCTTTTTCATTATTTTCTTTTTCATCATTTTCATTTGATTCAATATATACATTATCATCATCTAATATTTCTAGAGAATTATTAGGTATTTCTGTATAATCGCAATTAAATCGCATTTGTAAATTCATAGCTTCTAATTCTTGATTTAATAATTTCATACAATAAGGAGTTTCTATAATACTGCTTTCATTACCTTCACATAGGGGACAGATACAAGAATTAATTTTTTTTGAATAATGAGGGATAATACCACATCTTTTACAAACTTGCCATCGATATTTATCTGAACGTTCCATCATACTTTCTTGGATAAATCCTGAAATTCCATGACTTATCAAGCTATCTCTTTCCATTTCTCCAATGCGCAGCCCTCCTTCTTTTCTACGTCCTCCAGTTGGTTGTCTTGTTAATTGTGTCATTGGACCTTTACCACGTGCATTAATTTTTTCAGCAACCATATGTTTTAATCTAAAATAATAAGTTGGACCAATAAATATTTCTGTATGTATTTGACGACCAGTTTGACCATTATATAAAATTTCATTACCGTGTTTATGATAATTATTCTTTTCTAAATTATCATAAATAGATTTATGATCAATATCAATATAAATTGTTCCATCTCCTAGATAACCTTCTAAACAGCATAATTTTGCATATACACATTCAACTAAATGACCAATAGTCATACGAGATGGAATAGCGTGAGGATTAACTATTAAATCTGGTTTTATACCATCTTTAGTGAAAGGCATATTTTCTTCGGATAATATCATACCAATAACACCTTTTTGTCCATGACGAGATGAATGTTTATCTCCAAATTCTGGTATTTTTATTTTTAAAAATTTAACTTTACAAATCATAGTATCTGAGTCAATACCTGTTTTATTATCATAATAAACATCATCAATATAACCATAATGACTATCATCACTAGTTATAGAAATATCAGTATATGTAGTTTCTTTTATTTGTTCAATAAAAAGACCATTTTTAACTTCTTTTAATGTTTCTTTTTCTAATATCATTCCAATAACAACAGCTTTTTGACCTCTTGGAATATAAGAACCTTTAATGACAAAACCGCGATCATCTAATAATTCATAAGTAGCTCTTTTAATACCTTGAACATTTATTTTATTTTTTTTATCAATATCATCAGTTTTATAAAAATTGGTAGGATTACCGAAAATAATTCTTTCATAATCAGATACTTTTTTAGCAGTTGCAGTAATTGATTTATAATAAGATAAATGAAATAAACCGCGATTAATTGAATTTCTATTAATAATTAAACTATCTTCTTGATTATATCCTGTATAAGTCATAATTGCAACAATAAGATTTACACCATTAGCCATATAATCACTACCAGTATATTGAGAATGTCGAGTATTTATAATAGGTCTTTGTGGATAATGTTGAATAAAACCAAAAGTATCAAAACGTTTTTTAAAATTAGTTGCATAAATTCCAATAGCTTGTTTTGTTTGTGCTGCATGAAAAACATTTCTAGCAGCTGCATTATGATTACACATTGGAATATTACCAGTAACAACACTAACAATAGTTGATGGATGAATTTCTAGATGAGTATGAAAATTATTAATATCATTTTGATACATAGCAATTAATGAAACATCTGATTCTTGAGCATCAATATATTCAATAACAGCTTCATCTTTTTCTAAAATTTCAGTTATTTCAAGAATATTTTTATTATTAAAAATAGGAAGTGTTAAAGGATTAATATAATAATTTTTATAATAAATTTGTTCATTTCTATCATCATTCGGATAATATTTACCAATAATCATATCAAACCAATTTGAATATTTATTTTTAAATATTTTTGTAATACTATTTTTAACAATTATTAATGGTCTTACTGCTCTACCAGTTTCAGTAAATATTCTTATTTCATTATAAGCAATATGCCAAGATATAGATGTTAAAATATTAATTAAAGCATTTCTACGGTAAGCCTTCAAAATACGAGTAACATTAATTGGGTCATTAGTAATACCAAACCAAGTATTATTAATAAAAACTTTTGTAATATTTTTATCCATTGGTAAATTATAATTTTCTATTGGTATAACTCCAATATCATCTAAACAAGTTTTAATAAATTCAGGATTTGTTCCTGCAGCTACTTTTGATAAAAATGCTAAATTCTTTAAATATCCAACAGAAGCACCATCTGGTGTTTCAAAAGGACACATAATACCCCATTGTTGAGAATGTAATTTATGTGGACTAGTAATTTTCAAACTTCTATCAATAGGCATATTAACTCTTCTTAAATGTGATAAATAGCCAATATAACTAATTCTGGATAAATCTTGGACGCGTCCTAATTCAGGATCATCATCGGTAGCTAATCCCCATCTTCCTTTAAGAGACTTAGCAAAAGTATCAGCAATAAGAACATTACGAATTAAACGATAAATATTATCTTTATTAATAAAATTGCTAAAATTATTAGTATTTTTCCATGCTCCATAATAATAGAATTGATCCATAGTATCTCTGATATCTTTACGTAATTTTGCGTAAGCTTCTTGAAATAATTCAGCTAATAAGAAGCCACTAATATTAATTCTTTTATAGAAATAATTATCTCTGTCAGTTTCTAATTTAATTTTTAAACATACATTTATAAATTCTTTTGTTAAATAACCTAAATATTTACTTTTATTTTTAAATAATGTTAT